GAATTAGGCGGTGCTTTTTATGCTGGCAGTTTTAAAGATGCAAAAGATTTAATGGGGCTAAAATAATGTCTAACTTCTTAATGCTATTAGCTACAAGTGGTCTTATCTTCACCGCTACTACAAGCAGTCTTGATACCCTAACTAATTACGATTGCTACACTTTAAATATCTCTGCAGCGTGTTCACAGTTGCAGAAGTAAAACATTGTCGGGAAGCCTGATAGTTAGTTTCTTTGGTTCTAACTTGAAAGTTATACAAAACCTACTCATCTAGGAAAGACAAGGCATGTTTTGGCATGACCCATCTCCCGACC